GACATGGAGTGCCTGCCATAGACATTGCTTTAAAAACACGAGGGTCTTGGCAAAGTATAGAGACACTGGCTACTTTCATGCCTGTATCGTATAGATACTTGGAAAGCTTTAAGCGTTCACAGTTTTCGTCACGGACTGTACGACCTGTAGAGAAACCAAACACTTGTCCTTGATATGCACCTGACCTTCCAACCGTACAAAGGTCTTGGCTGTAGCTCATAATAGAAGGAGCAATCGCAGAAGCAGGCGGTGCTTTTTGATTGATATTTTGTGTGATAACCTGTTCAGACTTGCTTTCATTTATGTTTCTGTTGGTGTTGTCTGAAGTGTTTTTGTTTTCGTTTACGTTCTTATTGTTTGATGTAACTTGAGAAGTTGAATCAGATTTGTTTACATTAGTGTTCGTATTATTATTAGTATTATTACTTGTACTATTGTTGTTATTGTTATTAGTATTTGTAGATGTACTGGTGTTATTGTTATTATTTGTATTACTATTAGTAGTATTTACCGTACTAGAAACAGTTGAATTAGTTGTATTGTTATTGGTACTAGAACTAGTAGATGTACTAGTGTTAACATTTGTGTTGTTGTTGGTGTTCGTACCAGTTGTCGTAGTCGAGTTAACATTGTTATTATTATTTGTATTTGTAGCGGTGCTAGTGTTATTGTTAGTGTTAGTGTTAGTGCTTGTATTTGTACTGCTGTTAGTGTTCGTATTATTATTGGTATTGGTTTGCGTTCCAGTAGTCGTTGTTGTGTTTGTATTTGTGTTGTTGTTAGTATTAGTATTAGTGTTAGTGTTGGTATTAGTGTTAGTGTTGGTATTTGTGGTCGTTGTGGTGTTGGTTGTGTTCAACGAGTTCTGTTCACAATACTGCTCACCTGCTGTACAATCACCTGTTTGATCTGCCTGCGCAGGACCTCCAAAGAAAAGAGCAGATAAAATCAAAGCTCCAAATAAAGTTTTAGTTTTGTTTATCATACTGCCCTCCTCTTCTTCAGTATAAAATTAATTTAGTAAACCTAAGTGTAATATAATATCAAAAATTAAATAGCCAAAAAGAACTCGAAACTTAAAGCGATATCTTTCGTGGTCATCAACTAAGGTTGTAAGGTATTCCTTATTCACCCTTGTCCATTTTCTTTCAAAATCATATTCCACTTTATCACTATTTAATTTTTATTTTTTTGGGTTTCTTCTCTTCTGGAATAATTCTCTTCAAGAAAATATTTAACATACCATTTACAAAGTTTGCACCTTCGACCTCAATGTCTTCAGACAAATTAAATTGTCTTTTGAACGAGCGTTGTGCAATTCCTTTATACAGTTTGTTATCGCCTTCATCTTCTGAAGACTCATAAGAAACTGTTAAGGTTCTTTCTTGTAATGTAATGTCGACATCTTTTTTACTGATGCCTGCCAGAGCGATTTCAATTACGTAATCGTCTCCGTCTTGAAGCACATTGTAAGGTGGATAACTTGGTAGACTTTTAGAACCTTGTGACATCTCTGCCATGTTCTTAAAAAGACCATCAAATCCTACAAACAATGATGAAAATATTGGATCTCTAAAATCCACCATTCCATAAAAGTCATTTCTTTTTCTGACCATTTTTCTTCTCCTTATTATAAGCAAGAATGCTGTTTATAAATGCCTCTCAGACCTCCATATGAGCGTTCTAAGAGACTCCTATTATTTAAGATTAAGGTTACCCTTTGTACTTAAATAAATCCTTTATATCGACTGCGTATTTTTTACATTTGACTGCAAGAACTTTTGCTTTTTCTAAAACAATTTTAGATTTAGCAACCATGTCTCGCATCATGTTTGGCTCACAATGCCACATAATACCCATGACGATAATGATTAAAAATAATATTAAACTCATTAGTCTTTACCTTTGTTTCCGTCTGGCTTATGGCTGTTTGTATATAATCCAAACCAAGCTGCGCCTGCTCCGACAACAATGGAAATCAATCCTGACTGTTCAAAGCTAGGTTCAGGCAAGTCCATAAACCAGAATGTTGTAAAATATAACAGATACATATAGACACCTAAGAAGGCTCTTGGTATAATTCTCCAACTGTCTATTGCTTCTGCTACAAATATAAATTTTTGATAAGGGTTATCGTTCTTCTCATCTTCAAGTTCCCTTATCCTGTCTTTTAAATCTGACTTCTCTTGAAGGAGTGCCATGAATTTATTAAGATCAATCTCGACCTCATTTCTGTCCATGTCTCCTGAGAAACCACTCATTTGATTTTGCATATTCATTCCTCTATTTCTTAACTAAACTACCACCAAAGTACATGCCAATTATAGCCGATACTAAATTGGTATCTAATTGCGTTATGACCAAACCTTGAAAAGTAATCCATTCAAAAACATCCCGTCCTTCTCTAAAGAACCAAAAACCCGGATTCCAATTGGTGTATCCGACTGTTACATCCACATCTGGATAAAATACTGCGACCATTTTTGGCAGCACGACTATCGCAAACACAGAAACCAAAGCAATTATTCTTCTTGTCCAAGCAAAACCCTTGTCTTTTAATCCGTGATCAAGAGACTGTTGCTTGGCTTTCATCTCGAACTCGCCTCTTGTTATAAGAAGTTTTTGTTGTTCTTCTTTTGCTTTTCTGCTTTGCGACCATATACTTAGAAGACTACTAAGTAAAGTAGAACCCAACATTGTTATAATTTCAAATGGGAAACCCATGCATTATCTCCTCTGCTAGTTCTTCGTAGAACTTTCTAAAATTATCCAGTGACATACAAGAAAGATCTTGTCTTATTTGATGAAGCCTATAGATTTTGTAAGAGGCTTCTAGTTGTTCTTCTGTATATAATAGCATAGTATACTGTCGTATTTTTATTTTGTCAAGTTATTTATTTAAAATAGACTGCAAAAGAGAGCTTGGTACTGGAGTATAATCTTTTTTACCTAAAGGAATATCGTTAGTGTCTGCAAGTTTTAGACCGTATTCTTTTGCTTGTTTTAATGAATCCACTAATCCAACTGCATAGGCTACTTTAGCTACTCTATTATCCAATCCATTATCCCATTTCCCTGCGTTTTGTCGCCTTAAATTTTTTACAAAAAGTTTATCGTCATTGTTTTTAACATCATCAAAAACAGCATTCCAAGATTGCGCTCCCTCAAAGCCTACATTAAAGGCTAAATCTATCAAAGGATATTTATATTTAGTAGGCAACTCTTCCCATACTAAATCTCTATCTTTTAATTTTTTATTCCAACCAAGCTCAAGAGCGCTATTAATTTCAAAAGATATGTCTTGTTCTAATATAAATACTTTATCTTTTTCTGTTAACGGAATATAATCACCATTACTATCTTTAAATTTTATACCGTATATCTCGCCTGTTTCTAATTCGTTTGGTTTTATTTTATGTCCATAACCAATATCAAGGCTTCTTTCGTTTTTAGGTAACTGTTTTTCTCTTTCATCATTTGTTGGCATAGGAACATTACCGTGATCACCTTCTCTACCTTTTAAATTTTTTACAAAAGTTGGATAGTATTCGTCTTGTTTTGAAGTAGACAACAACTGTTCCATTTGTCTTTCTATTCTAGGAGCTGTTACAACAACTGCGCCATCAACAACAGTCGCTTGCTTTACACCAGTGCTATGTGTTAAGACAGCGTTTTCAAAAGCGTCAATATAGTTGCGAGCATTTTTTGCAAACCTGTCTATATTAATATCTTTATAGTTACCTCTAGCATCTAAAAGATCTTCTGCTAATTCACGATCAGTTAGTTCTCCCCCATTTAACAAATGAGTATAAGCTCTAACAAATAGCTCATGATCTCCTTTTAAGTGTCTAAAAGGTTTTCCAGCAGGATGCTCATATATAAATCTATGTAGTTGTTCGTGAGCAATAGTTGTCTTTTCTTTATCATTAATAGGTTCTCGCCATTCTATTCGTTTACTCTTTGGTGTATATGCTCCTAATGTGTGATAGCCTTCTTTTACAAGATCTAAACCCAAGTCTTCTAGTACTGAAATTGACTGTGGAGGAAAGTTTTTCCAATTAAACCTAGTAACTTCTTCTTTCCTTGAAATTTCTCTACCTAAAATATCGCTGGGTGAAGGTCTTTCTCCGATAAACTGATTAGGTCTTTTTTGAACAGGCACAGATTGATTAAAAAAATCAATAGCTTTTACTACTTCTCTAGTTCTAGCAGATGCCTCTTCATTTTTAGTCATAGACTTTATAGTAGGCACTCTAGGATCATTAGGTGGAAGTCCTGTTTCTACTTGACCCATAATTGGATCTTGAAAAAACATAGAAGCTTTTAATCCTGCATCTGATAAGCGCATCTTTCGTACCGCTTTTTCTTGATACTCTCTAACTTCAGGATCTTTTTGTCTAGACACATAAATATCAGTATCTTTCATACTTAAATGTTTACGATTGCTTAACTCTTCAAGTCTTGTTGCATCTCTACGTGGGACCATACCTCTAAATTCCAGAGTATTTTTAGGCTGCCGAAAGCCTTGTTGCTCTCCTCTTTTTCTAAGGTCTGAAGCTAACTGCCCTAGCTCTTCATCTTGTGTTTGATCTTCAGGACTAACCTCGTAGCCAAACAATTTTTGCAATGGATAAAACCAGCTCATCACTTACCTCTAAACAACTGCGGATACTTCTGATACAAGTAATCAGAATACATTTCGTCTGCCATGTCAGGATTGTACATGTCACTTTCAGGATCTTTCATGGCTTCTATTTTTGCAAAGAACCCAGCGTCTTCATCGTCCCATTGAAGCTCTTTAATTCTAGCCTCACGATTTCCTTTGGCATACAACGCATCGTCTTCAGGCACTCCAAGATCTTTTGCGGTAGCGCCACGAGGTTTATCCATAGGCTTTCCAATAGCAAGTTTACTCTTTTGTGTAGGTGTTTTATAGATAGGATCAATCGTTTTATTTTTAGGCACAAACTTAGAACCATATAAATTTTGTGCAATGTCTCTTTCAATAGTTCCTGTTGCTCCTAATTTAAAATCTTTAGCAGTTCCTTCAGGTACTTTTAAATAATCATCTAAATATTTTTTAGTCCACTGAAACTTTTTATTAAAGCTATACTGTGTCATAGCAGTCTTGGCTTCTTTAAAGTCTTTTAGTTTTAAAAGGTCGTCAGAGAACACTATCTTTTTATAGCCTCCTGCCATAAACTTACGTATAACATTTGCCATATCTTCGTTCATTTGTAAATGTCGTTTCTGCATTTGTTCTTTATTAATAACTTGTTTTTTATTTCTTGTTGTTCTATAGTCATTATAATATGCATTGACATTATCTTTAGGTATTCGTTTAGTTCTTATACCTATTGTGTTTTCTAATTTCCTAGCTTTTTCTGCATCTGACCCGGCTATATCCGCCATTGCTCCGCGAGTTTCGTTGTCTGCATATACAAACAAAGTTTCAGGATCATTCATCCACTCTTCAAACATTTCTTCTTGTGTTACTCTGTGCTGGTTGCGATCAAAAGCTATTCCTTTTTTTCTACGTTTAATAATTTTACTAGCTGCTTTTCTAAAGAAAGGACCACCTGCAAACTTTTGTATTCTTTCCATCTGCTCATCGACAGGCTCAAGTCCTTCTCCCTCATATATAATACCATCGTACCCAATATCTTTTAAAATTTCTCGTATCTTATGGCTTGCTACAATATTAAGTATGCTTTCTAAATTAGGAAGGTTTTCTTTTTGTTTAATTGATTGTTTCTTTAAAGAGTGGTGGAACAACAAATCTTCTATGTATTCTTCAGCTACCTCTTTTGAAACAACAGCGTCTTCAATTATTTTATTTTGCAACTCTTTGTTGTTTTGCACTTCTTCAACAAACTCAAAGCCCTTTAAAGGTACATCCATGTTAGAAAGATCCAAAGGTCTAACCATTCTAACGTATCCTTTTAATGAAACACCCTCACTATCAGAAGCCTCTGTAGAAAGATGAACACCAATTCTATCTGCATCTCTGAAGTCTTCAGCATCTTGTTGTGCTGTGTTTTTATTTATAGTTCTATATACAGGCTCTGTGATTCCTTTTGCGTATCCTTTAAGTTCTTTTTCTGTATAGGTACTAATAGAATCTTCATCTTTAAATATAGGAGCAAGCTTTCTAATATCTTTTGTAATAAGAGAATATGTTTCAGCTTCTGTTTCTCCGACCTGTCCTCCTTCTGCAAAACCAAACCGTTCTTCTTCGTCTTGCCCTAAGATTCCTGCTTGCATATGATATGGCAATCCTGTCATACGATCTATACGTTCATCAGGTTCTTCAGGAACTTGTGCTACGTCTGTTACTAAACCACCTTTAGCATACACTTGTCCATAAGTGCTTGGTCCTTGATATAAAGCATATTGTTTTTTAATTTGTTTAGGTTTTTTGGCTTTTGCAAACGGTGAAAACAATGCCTTGTCTATGTTCTTACCTTCTGTTCTAAGTGCTGTCTTAGCATCATTAGGTAGTAAAGCATAAAAAGGTACGTTACTTGCCATGTTTTCTGCCAGTCCTTTACGATATAAAATACTATCAAGTATGTCTTGAATCAACGGACCAGAACCAGCCTTGGCTACTGAGCCTATAGGACCACCACCATACTGTGCGTTTTCCCAAAAACGATAAGCATATTGCATGGGTCCTAAACCTCCCCATCGATCAATAGAATCAATTAATATTTGACCTTCAGGTTTTTCTAAGCTCTTACCACCGCTTCTTACCATATTATTAAATCCAGAAATTGTTGTCATCATTATAGCAGTCGCTGCAATTTTAGGAGTGGCTACAGGTAAACGTCCTTGTGGTACTCCTCTAACGTCTTCAGATATTTCATACGCAAAGCGTTTAAGAACTGTGTTGTTAAATGCAGTAGGATAACTAGCAAACTGTGCAAACAACTGACCTACTGGATGCGAATACCACAGTGGTTTGTTTGCTTCAGTGGTGTCTGGAACAAGAATAATCTCGCGTGCAAAACGGTTAGCTCCCATCATATAATCATTTTCGTAAAAGCCTCGTTTTCTTTTTGCTCTGACAATATCAAAGTTTCCGTTAGGATCAAGGGAACTGTTGTACCATTTAATTGCTCGTTTTTCATCAACACCTAACTGACGAAGCTCTTCTGAAAATCTTCCACGTGCGCCTTCAGACAACTTGTTTCCAAACAAATCTTTATTTGTTGCAAGCCTTTGTGTGTTCTCTAATATTAATCTTTTGCCTGTTGTAAACGCTGCAAGCTGTACAGCAGAAGTCCATTGTGTTAGGAATGTAGTTTTAAAAAAGCCTCTTGTCATTGTTTGCAGGCGGTTGTCTGCCATCTCGCCATACAAACCTTCTAGCCTATCATATACTGCTTGTTCTAAAGCCAATCCAACTTTGTATGCTTCAACCCATGCTTCATCTGCAAAGTCTGATGTTCCTTTGTGTTTAATTCCAAACTGTCTTTTTATTCCATTTTGAAATCTTTCATTTGTTTTTCTAAGTTCTTTAACAATAGAGTTTCCAACATCGTAAGCTGCTTTGCCTGAGTCTTTAGATTGAACACGACCTAATAAAATAAAAGGCTCTGTTAAGCTTGACAGTGTAGCTAAAGGTAAGTGAGCAAATGTTTGCATAGTTTTCATACCATCAAAAACCAACCTTGTTTTTCCTTTTCCAAAAGGTGTAGGAACTTCAACACCTGACGTACGCTTATACATTTTTACAAGTCTTCTAGCTATTTCTTTACGCTCTTCAACACTTACACCTTCATCTTCTAACTGTTGTATAATAGGTTTTAAATGTCTAGTAGCATAAACATCAAGACTTCTTCCAAACTTTTGTTCTCGTGCTATCATTAAAGCAGCGTTGGTGGCATAATCATTTAATACACCTTCTACGCTTGTATCAATAAACTCATACATTTCTTCTTCAGGTATAGCTGAAAACACTCGTTCTTTTAAAAATCCTGTGCGTCCTGATGTTCTAATTTTTTGTCCAATCTTTGCTTCAAGTTCAAAATCTAAAAGTGGATCATCTCTTAATCCAAGAATATCATCTACAATTCTTTTTGCTTTAAGGTCCATTGCAAGAATATCTACTTCTTCTTGTGTTGCTTCTTCTCCTAGTTGCTCTCTAGCTCTTGCAATAAAATCTTCACCAAAAGATTTTTCATCAACTTTTAATCCTTCTAGTTTAGGTCCTTCTACAATTTCTCCAAACTCATTAACTATTTTTTCAATTTCACTAGGCGCAATAGAGTTATCAGGTTTTGCATATACAATAGTTTCTCCTGTGACTGGATCTCTTCTTCCATAAGTCATTAACATTTGTTCAAACTTAGGTCTGTTTGCTTCTATAGCAGAAGCTTGAAGCTTATGAGGAAAATAGTTTTTAAGTTTTGCGTCTGCTCTTAACAACTGATCAAAATCTTCATCAACTCTATTAGGATCTAATACTTGAACACGCTTTCCTTTTCGTGTTATCCATTTGTGTTTAGATTTTCTAGCTGCTTCTTCCTGCATCTTATCTAAAAGATTTCCTATTTGTCTAGCTGCTTTTCGTGTCTCTTGCGATATTTCTGTGCCTGAATATTGACCATAAGGCATTGTTCTTTTTCTTTGTTTAGGATTATCTCTTGTAGTTAGCAAATAAAATAAATGATCGTTTTGTTTATCATCTAATCTTTTAATCCAAAAGGCATTAAACCCATACTTCTTACTCTTTCCAGTTCTATCAATATTAACAAGTGCTTTTTCTAACTCTGTATGCCATTCACTCCGCATGTTAGCAAAATACTCACCAAAGGACAGCTTATCAATTCCTTCTCTAACACCAGAAGAAACCGTTCTATACCAGTCATATCTATATAAACCTAA